CCCATTTTTATTCTCCCTGAATTAAATCCTCTGCAAGAGGAAAGATTTTACTAATAGCCTTACCACACTCTCGAGCAAGTTCCATATGCTCTTTTTGAGTACCATTACCACTTCTCAATTCAATATAGTGAATCCATGATCTAAGAGTTCCGTTAGCATATAAGCGAGATAAAGTCAAACCTTCGGGTAAAACTTTACGAGCCTGTTCTTTTGCAATGCCATTATCGATTGCCCAATCATAAGCCATCTTAGATGTTTCTATGACAGCCATTTGCTTATTCCACCATTCATTTTGCAGGCTATCATCTTCAGTCTCAATACTGTTTTGTCTATTTTTAGTGTCTTGAAGTCTTGCTTCAGACAATACAAAAGTTTCATCCATGTCACTTGGGTTAGCATACCGTTGGCTAAATTCTTGGAATGAAAATGATCTATGTCTCAAAAGCTGTCTAGCAATGTCTCGAGTAGTTTCAATTTCCATAGTGGCTGAAGCCATTTCAAGAGGAGACCAATGTTTATGCTTAATCAGATATTTAATAAGCTTTTCACTGGTTGCACTATTAATTTGATTTGTAGGATTTGACACTCTTGCACAAAAAGCAATAAGATCTTGAACATCACCAATTTCTGGCATATCATAAACTTGTGTGTATCCTATCAATTTGGCTTTCATTACTTATATTCTCCAGTATCATATTCAACAAAATCTTCTTCGTACATTTCTTCCCAATCTGTTGGGATCATAATATTATGATTAATTCGTTTGATAGCTTTTGTTAGTTTTTTACTTTGAGGCATATCTTCTTCGATTTGCATAAGAGTCCTATGAACTAGCGCAAATGCTTCGTCATCACTAATTTCAATTTTCATTATTGTGCGTCCTTCATTATAAAAGTTCCTTTTCGTGAATTCAAGTAGTTTTTACCAGACACCTTTTGTCTAATAAAACGCTTATTTGTTTCTTCTTTGTTTGGATTTTCAATTGTAAATACTACATCTTTACCTTGTGCTAAAGCTTTCATTTGATTCATAAACCTGTCTCCTGAAGACATATAGTCTCTCCTCATAGCTTTACGAATTGATTTACTCACAGTACTGTGAATACCCTGTGATGTTTCTTTACCCATTATTTATCTCCAATTAAGTTGCTATATTTTTTTAGTTTTTCTCTTTTGGCTGTAGATGCCTCTAAAATATTATCACTAGAAATATTAAAATAATCACCTAATAAATCTAACATACATTGAACATCACCCATTTCATTTATAAGATTTTCTTTGTGCTTATCGCTCATACCAAACCGTAAAATTTTCATACATTCTTTAGTTAGCTCAGCACACTCCTCACTTGCTACAACAAGACATTCTGCTTCTGTTTGTTTCATAATTTAAATCCTGCAAAATTAGTATTAGCTAATCTTTCACCAGTTGCTGTTTTATCAAAGACTGGTGTATCATCAATCAAATTTTGTTGAGAGTCTTCAGCATCGTATAGTCTCATTTTGGATCGATCAACGCCAATAACAAACCGCTTTTTGTATGTTGGATCGTTGTATCTATTCTTTAATTGTTTCAAAGCAATTTGACCCATTTGCTCAAGTTCTTCAGTAGATATAAGAGCAAACATTAAATCTGCCGTAGCGGGTAATCCAAAAGACTCAGACGTATCTTCAAGCCCAACATCCGAGTTACCATAACCACTACGCGTCGTTTGCGTTGCAGATACGATCGGGACATTGAATTCAACTGCCAAGCCACGAAACTCTTCCGCAATTGCTTTAATATAATTATATGAATTAATAGCACCTCCCATACCTTTCATTCTAGCAGAAGCACAAATATTTAAATAATCAATATAGATAATATCTGGTATAAATGACTTCTTAAGTTTTAATTCACTTAATAGTGCTCGCATATGGCCAACATTAGCTGAACCAGTTGGATATTCTTTTACAATTAGTTTACCATTAGTTTTTGTTGAAAGATTATAAACCTTTTCAGCAAACATAGATTTGCTTAAATCGGTTAATTGATCAATCTGAATGTTAAGAAGATTTGCATCAATACGTTCAGCAATTCTTTCTTCAGCCATTTCTGCAGTAATATATAAAACATTCCTACCATCAGTAAGATTAGCAGCAGCAAAGTGGCACATTGCCAATGACTTACCAACTCCAGTTCCAGCTAAAATAATATTTAGTGTTTTACGAGGTAAGCCACCCTTTGTAATATCATTAAGTAATTCAATATCAAAAGGGACGCGTTCTTCATCACGATGATAAAACTCATAACGTTCTTCAAATGCTTCAAGATAATCATGACCCACATTAGTATCAAATGATACACCAAGTGCTTTAGTTAGAATATCAGGAAGAGCATTTTTAGATAACGTCTGATGTTTACCATCAATAATACTAATTGATTCCATAACAGCATTAAATAAGGCTCGATCCTGACACCATTTTTCAGTGGCATCAAGTAGCCATTCTTCATCACTTGGCTCTTTTGTAAATAGTTCAGGAATAATTTCTATTGCTTGTCGATAATTATCATCACTAAAATTATCGGCTGAATCAATCTCAATTTTAAATGATTCAGCAGAAGGCAATTTATTATACTTAGCAACAAATTTTCCAGATTGTTTAAAAAGCTCTTTATAAATGCCTTCAAAATATTCTGCCTTAATAAAAGGCAGAACCTTTCTCATATATATTTCATTAGTTAGAATATTTTTAAGAACAACTTGTTCTATATTTGTATTCACTATTTTACCTCATTAATATGTAGATTACTGGCTTTATTTTCGATAGCATCTTCAATAATAGAAATCAAAACGTCACCAGCATGTTTTTGTAATTCTTCATTTTCTGAATTTAATGTTTCATCTGGACTAGTTTCTACATGAAAATCAAACGTCATCTGTTCACCATTTTCCATACGAATAGTGCCATATTGTATAACACTTTCTATAAAATCTCCAGTTAAAAATCTAATTTGCCAATCATCATTATCTCCTGGAATAAATTCATAATCTTTATTTTCTATATATTGCATTATGATTCCATTTCTAAAATTTCATCCATATCAATTTCTGATTTATATCCAATTGTAAATTGATTTTTTACAAATTCTTTAAAGTTAGTATTAGCAAAAATAGGATCCCAAAATTCTTTTTCAAGAGTACCAGATTGTCTAACCTTTTTATCAGAAATTTCGCCAGTGTCCATATTAACCGATGCATACCAACCATTAGATGGTTTAACTACATAACCACCAGCCATGGCAACATCCAATAGACCAGAATATGTTTCAACGCCACCTTCCCATGATACTGAAATAGGAATTTTAGACTTTTCTTTTACAAATCTAGATTTTTCAACATTAATAACAAAATCATAACCTGTAACTTCAGTTCCAGTTTTATTCTGCCTACGGCCAAGAATCCAAATATTATTAGCACTATAATAGATACCAGTACCACCGGAAACTATTGCTTTTGGAAACAAACCAATTTCTTGATATGTATGATTGACCGCTAACATAATAATATTTTTCATAGCTAAATATGGAGTAGTCATACGAAATAACGATTTAAGTTGTTTAGCTCTTGACATATCTGCTACAGACTTTTCGTTTTGAGCATCTTCAAGTTCTTTCTTTGATGCAAGGTTACCAATTGAATCAATAACAACAATAACATCATCTTTAGCATCAAGGCCTTCAAGTTGGTTAACAAGATCAAATTTAAGTTCTTCTACATTTGTAATTGGTGTATGAAGAACACGAGAAGTATCAATACCAAATTGTTCAAAGTATGCTTGAGGTGAACCAAACTCACTGTCATAAAATAACATGACAGCATCTTTCTTTTCTCGCAAATATGCACCAGCCATCAAAAGCGCAAAAGAAGTTTTAAAATGTTTAGATGGGCCAGCTAATACAGTAAGGCCAGGTGACATACCGCCATCAACTGAACCAGATAAAGCAACATTGACCATTGGTACATCAGTAGCAATAAGTTCTTTTGTATTAAAAAATTTAGACTCAGAAAGAACTTCTGTTGCTTTAAGTTTAGAATTCTTTTTGAGTTTATCCATAATGGACGCCATGTATATCTCCTTTGATTATTAGACTATTATATCATATAATGTCGATAAAGTAAATAAGTTATTTGTTAAATGAGATATTTTGTTTAAGCTCCCTTTTATCTTTTGTATATTCAGATCTAATTTTATTATTTGATTTAATTACTTCATCTAATAAAGAAAACGATATTGCATAATCTAAAAACGCTGAAGTGTCTTTTGGAAAACAAGCTCCACCAAAACCCATTTTACCATCAAATCCTGGAACACTCGTATGAGAGTTACCAATCCTTGGATCTGATCTCATTGCATAAGTAATCTCATCAAAATTACAATCATGTTTTTGTATTATATTATAGAATTGATTGAACCATAATACCTTTGTAGCAAGAAAACAATTAATTCCATATTTAATAAAACTTGCTTCTTTTAATGACACATGGTGACATGGGCAAGGTTTACATTTACTATATTTTTTATATATTTTCTCAATATTATTTGTATCTTTAATATGCCCTCCAAATATATGCATTGGCGGATTAATAAAATCTTCATCTGCAGATTTTTCATTTAAAAATTCAGGATTATAAACTACTCTATCACCAGAAAGTTTATCTATAATGTCAGGTGTAACTGTTGATTTTATTACAATATGGCCAGCTCTATTAAGCTTTAACCATTTGACAGTTTCAATTACTAGTTCAGCATTAATTGATCCGTCATTATTCATAGGTGTTGGTAAACATATAAAAAAAATATCATCATATGGATTAGTATCTTCTACTGTAGTATTATATTTAATATCAATTGGAGTTATGTCACACAATTTTTTATTAAAACCATTAATAATAGCTTTGCCTACAAATCCACATCCAATAACAGATATTTTTAATTTTAGCATATAAATTCCTCTAATGTGTTACTCACTTTATCATAATTTATAGTTTGTTTTTTATTACATTGAATAGCAAATTTGGCATCAATCATTTGGTTATCAAGTCTGCCGTGTACAAAAGATTGAACTTGTTCAGCCATATCCTGTGCTGTAGTCACAGGAACATTTTGACAAATCATATTAAGATTTTTTATTCCACCTTGTAATATAAAATCACCTGGAAGTTTCATAATAGAAAGACATTCTCGAATAGTCAAATAACGATCTTCATCTGGATGAGTAAGTGATCCTGGCATATGACCCACAAACGCGCCAATATAATCTTTAGGTATTTCAGTAGTCTTACGCATAATATTACCACCACTTTTTAGCTTATGATACATACGATTACATTTACCAGCTTCATTTTCAAATCCTTTTTCTTTCATCCACTCACCTACTTGATCATATTTAATTCCAGATTTTTCAATTTCATCAAGTGGATTAGTACTCTTTATAATTATATCTTGAAATTTAGAATGACAAATGCCATTATTAAGTTCTTCAAGTACATATTTATAAAATGGATTTTTACTTGGGATATTTTTATTAACAATTATATTCATGGGATCATCTTCATGTAGATCTACATTACGAATAGTATCTTCAATTTTTTCATGTTTGCGTTCAATATAACTTAGCATTGGTATCTTATCACCTTGCCAGAAAAAATAAAAAGTACGATCACGTACTTGGCTTAGTCCATGAAGTATAGATTTTGTTTTATAGATACTAAATGTATATCCATTTTGACTAGCAATTCGTTTTAATTGTTCAACAACAGGTTCTCCCATTTTGCTAGCCAGTCTTGGAGCATTTTCACCCCAAAATACTTTAGGTTTTAGTGTACCTAGAACATGCCGAGCAGTACTTAACATCCAATCATTATTAGCATTAGTAGACGATGCAGATGGGCTAAGACTTGATAATCCAGCACATGGGCAAACAGTATTAATAACATCAACACTTGGTATGTTATAAGGAGTATCACCATCTAAATGATGATAGGGTACTTTGTTTTTATAGTATTCAACCAACTGTCTATCATTAGCTTCAAACGCAGAATAGCTTAAAATATATTCAGGTTTTGTACCAAAAACATTTTCTTGGGCGATTGTTTCACCACCAATAAGTGGCACAATAGATGCGTGTTTATATGTCATCAAAAAAAGTCCTCTAGTGTATTACTAATTTCTTCACCAGTCCAATGCGGATAATATTGTCTTGATAAATGTATTGATTGAGGCTTTTCCATATAATCAAAATCTAACTCTCCTTCTCTATTTGTGAGTTTATTGACCCATCGAATTATTTTAGCTCTTTTAGTTTTTGTTTCTAAAATTTCTCTAAATTTTAATCTGGCCTCATTGCGCTGTTCCCAAGTACCCCAGAAGGGTTGGTCTTTATAATAACCAGACTTTGGTAATTTGCGACTAGTATGCTCAATAGGCAAAAGTTCATATATAGAAACATTTTCAATAGGTAATGCCTCAACTGCAGTTATATATCTTTCTGCTAAGTTAATAGTATTTTCTAAAAAATCTCCATCAAGCCGACAAACATGATGGCGAATGTCAATATTACCAAAATAACATTCAAGCTCTTTAATATTTCCAAAATCATTTATATATGTTTGAAGGCCATCATTTAATGCACCATTTAGTGTTTTAAATGGTACGCTATTTACGGTCCAGCTTGGACGATACATACAAATAGAATGACTATCACCAATTACAAGCTTATTAGTTATTAAAGGATACTTAATAGTTTGAGCGGTTTCATACATTCTTTTAAGATTATCAATATCAACTTCAAGCCATTCGGATTGAATATCATTACCCTTTGCTTTTGCTTTATCAATTCTTTCTTGAATCATTTCATGATAAGGTGGAAAGTCAATTGCTAATGAATATACTTTACCTTTGAATTTTGAAAAGTTACGAGTGTTAGCAGCATAGGGAAATCCCTTTACACCACCAAACACATTCATTGATCCAGACCAATCATTGCCATGATAAACATACATTTCGTCGTAATCATTATGATCTTCAATTTTACCAGAATAGTTAATAGTAATATCAACTCCGGTTTGTTTAATCATATCAGCATAGATTGCACCTTGAGCACCTCTGTGAGATGCCATACGAGTAGCAACTGGAATAAATGGAGCATTTAATATAGCTTTTGTCATTATAGTAATATATCACACTTTCTTATAAATGTAAAGGTCTAAACCATAAAAGATTCTAATGGAGATGGTTCAAGTTTTTTCTTTAAATTTTCAGCAATATCAACAAACGAATCAAACGTTAATGGTAACATTCTTTTAGTTTGAGCCTTTGAATTATCTTTGATTCCAAGAAAACAATTAAATTGACAAAAAGTAATTTCAGTACCAAAGGTTGTAAGGTTACCATTTCGTTCAAGATTTTCTTTATAGAATGCTGCAGAAGTGTTATCCATTTCAAAAAACTCATGTTGATGATCTCTAACTGCTATTATATATGCTTCCATAATTTCATTATTTTTAAATTTAACTTCTGGAAATACATACTCAAGACCACGTTTAGCACCAGGGCCAACTAAACAATAATTATCATCCTCATCAATATTAGGTAAATCATTACATCTAGAAAAATTGCAGGGTGGGTGATATGAAAAATATGGTCCAATACCACGATGAGTAGAGAACCAATCACAAACATTACCTAGTTTATTATTTT